CCGTCAGATCTGGGTCCGGGGCACCGTCAAGCAGCGACTTCAACCGCAAACCATCCTCGAACGACACAGCCGGGAGACGATACATTTTCCCCCGGATCGGAAGCACTAGCGGTTCAACAAGTTCTGTAAGGTCTTCGAAAGCCATCTGGGTTTGCCTTTCATCCTGGGTTGAGAAGGAGGGCGGTACGGGAACCCAGAAACCCGTACCGCCCAGTCGTTACGCTGCGCGGGTGTAGTTGAACCCTGCGCCTGCGCCGGTCGCGTTCGTGACAACAACCGAAGTGGTGCCAGCGGAGCCGGACGGCAGAACCGCCACAATCTGCTGGTCGGAAAGCAGCGAGAACGAAGTAGCGTTCGTGCCACCGAACTTGACACCCGTGGTCGAAACCAGGGTGGTGAAGTTCGCGCCCTGAATGGTGACCGCGCCGCCAGTACCAATACCGGCCGGGGTGATCGACGTAACCACCGGCACGAGAGCCGTCACATACGGGTTGCTGATGTTCAGATTCAGCGGAACATCCGTGCCGGTAAACGTGATCTGAGCCTGCTCCAGATTCTTTACCGCCGTGTTCGTACGCTTCCACGACACAACAGACACACCTGAATACGCCTCAGGGCCGCCGCTCTTGTCATACCAGCGGACACCAACACGGGCCGCCGTCCCGAACTGGCCGACCGCAGCGCGCACCAGCTCCTGGCCCGCGTCATACACGTTCGAACCGTTGTTGCGTCGGAACACCGTGGCGGCCAGCGTCCATGACTGCATGGTGATCTCAGATGTGGACCAGCCGTTAGTGTCATACGCCGACGCGTCCTCCAGGCCGGCGGCGATCTCCGGGTCAAGGTCCGCGATACCGTTGAGCGCCAGCCAACCGCCCGAGAGCGTCAGATCAGACGTAACCTGCACCCCGAACTTACGTGCGAGGGCTGTAACCATTTGTGCCTCCTAAGGCGTTAAATGCGAAAAGCCCCCAGTGGGGGCGTAAGAGTTCTGGGTTTCACCGCTTGGAGGCGGGAGTCAGTAGGTGCCACCTTCGGGCACAAGAGGGGATGGCGGGTATTCGACATCCAAATAGAACTGGTCGGCCCGTTCCCATCGTTTGGCGGCGTCCTGACCGAGCGGTACGGACTGGCGGCGGTCGCACTGCACCAACGTGTGGTCACCCATGATCGTGTTCGACAGGCCGTGGAAAAGCGGTTTCACCGCATCAGCCAGATTGTCGACATCCAACGGTTCACCCGGCAGGCCCCGATACCGGAGCTGCACCATCACCTGCCCCTGCGGGGCCGCAATATCATCCGACAACGGCACAACCGTGATCGTGATGATCCGGTCGGGTTTCGGCGGGACAGCCTTCATCAGAATGCCCGTATCGGTGAGGGCGTAATCGCCGGACTCATCAAATTGGGCCAACCCGGCATTGGTGATGATCCGCGCGAACCCGCGTGAAATGTCGTCCGCTGCGCCCATCACATCAACTTCCGTAACTCGTCACCGATGAACTTGATAACGTCCGACGCTTTCGCCACCATCGGTAACTCCAGGTACAGAGCGTTACCGGTGTTGTGGTGGTACGACAGTTCGTAATGTTGTCGGCGCGCGTATGGGCCAGGAATGTAAATCTCGGCGCCGTGACTGATCGGGCGCACCTCTTCCGATCCGACAAGGTGCCCCGTCTCAATGGGGGTTTGCCGCGCCACCTCGGGGCGGACGATCGCCTCCATTGCCGTCATGGCCGCAGGCTGCTCCGCTGCTTCAATTTTCGCGGCGATCTGGTCGAAGCCGAGGTTGAAATCCCACGACATGCCCACGGCGGCCTCCCTACGTGAGATACACCTCGACATGATCCTCAACACCCAACGGTGTTTGGAACGAGTTCACACCGATCACCCGCGCCACGCGCCCATCCGGTGCGGTGAACTGGGAATCCGGGGTGTAATGGGCGATGTTCGCCAAATCCGTGTACCAGGTGGAAGTGGATACAACCTGCTGACCGGTCTGGTCGCGGATCAGCTTCGTGCCACCCTCCAGATACCCGATGTCAGCGATCGGGTCCGCCAGGTTGTCGCCGTACGCGTTCCCGACACCGTTCGTCTCCACAACAGCCGTATGAATGAACCATCGTTTGTTCATCCGAACACCCACGCGTTAGGGATCAACAGGTTATTCAACCGCAACACACGTACAGCATCCGGTACAAGATTCCGTACAGCATCCGTGGCCGCCTGAGCCGCCGCAGCCGCATCAGCGAACATGTCCGACGTACCACCAGCCTTAGACGACTGCACCACCCTCGTTGTCGGCACACCACCCGACAACGGGTTATACCCCATCGCATTCCAAGCAGCAGCCTGAATCAGAGTCGCCTGCTTCAACGCATTCAAAATCTGTGTATCAATCGGCAGACCCGTGTTCGTATCCACCGCGTAATACGCCTGATTCGTCGCCTCCAAAACGAGGCTTGTAGCAGACTGCAACAGTAGGTCAGCGTTTGCCGGCGCATCCCCCCAAGCGGAAGGCCAATCAGCGGCAAACGCATACTGGCTCGGCAGAACGAAGTCCCCGTAATACGACGGCATAACACCCTCACTTCTTTGGGACGTTCACCCCGTACAGTTCGATCAAATCCGCCTTGGTGAGTGCCTCAGCGTCATCGGACGTGATCGGAGAATCCGTCGACTGGGATTTGTGCACGGCCCAACCAACCCACTCTGCTTTCGAGTCGGTGGTCTTGGGCTGCACTCGCACGGTCTTCTCCACGAAAGGGGTACCGTCCGCGTTTACGCGCTTCAGGTACCCCTTCAGGAGACGATCCGCAATCGGTTCGGTGACGGCTTCGGGGGCCAGCGCAATGATGGCCCCGCCCTCACCAAGGATGTGGATCGTTTTTGACATTAGACGCGACGCCCGTCCAGGGTGAACGCAGCCACCGTCATCACCACGGAAGTCTCAATCGAGATCGAGCCGTCCGGCTGCGTGATGCGGGCGGAATCGAACGGGCCAATCCACTGGGTGGAGCTGTTCGCCACGGTGACAGTGACGGGGCCAAGGCCGCTACTAATCGCGAGGGGCTGCGAGCCAGCAAGCACCGAAATGGTGCCCGAACCACCGGAAGCGTTCGCGGCGCGGAGCCAGACGAACCGGTTGGAAGCGCCCGAGGAGGGCGCGGCGATCGTGAAGCCGTTACCGGTACCAGCGACCGAGGCGGTGCCGGCCGGATCAGCGACCCCGCCGTTAGCGACGAGCGCGGTGGGTGTAAGAGAAACGCGTGCCATGTGTTATCCCTCCCTTTCCTTAGGAGACGGTCACGTACGCCGAAGCGAGCGAGTCGGGACGGATGACCTTAGCGCCGTAGAGCGTCAGGCCCTTGACCGCATCAGCGAACTTGTCCTGCGGGCGGTACGGCTCGATCTCCGTAAGCTGCTCAGCGAAGGTGATCGCGGCGTTGGTGCCCGCGATGATCACCGAGTCGGTGCCGGTCGTGGTCGGGGTCTGGTTCGACAGGAGAATATCGAAGCCGACCGCGCGGCCAACGAAACCGTTGCGGAGGCTGTCAGTCGTGCCAGACTCATTCGCGCGGAGGAAGCGGTTATCCTGCAAGAGCGCGCCGTGGAAGTCCGGAGAGACAATAGCGACACGGCCCTGGGTGGGGACGTTAGCCTTGTCCAGTCGGACCTTCATCGGAATGAGGACGTTGCTCAGCGCGTCTGTCGCGTTAGCGGCAGACGAAACGGTCTTGGCACCGAGCTGGTTGGCCGACTGAATCGACGTGTAGAACGCCGAAATGTACTGGTCGACCTGATTCGCAAGACCGTACGCCGCCTCAGTCATCGACTGGGTGACGACATTGCCACGCGCCTGACGCTTGTCAATGTCGTCAACCGCGAAGTTGAAGCCCTTGGCCTGGTCGACAACCAGCGTGCGCTGTGCATCGTTGACCTGCTCAGCGGCAGGAATCGACTGGTTCGGGGTGTAGTTCCAAATGGTGGGGCGACCGATGTTGGTGATTCGAACGGTATCGCCGTACTCAGCGATCTCGCCTTCGTAATCACGGTTTACAAGGGCCTCGTACACGAGACTGTTGCGGTAAGCCACAAGGAGCTTGGCCGACCAAATCTCGGGACGGAACTTGAGGTAGCTCAAGATTCTTTCCTTTCAGATTCTTAGAGCAGGTGCTTCAGACGCCCCTCATCGAAGGCCTTTGCGATCTGCTCTTGGGTCATGTTCCGAAGCTGTTCTTCGGTGATCTGGCCTGTCTCCCCGGTCCCGCCGAGTTCAGTGCCGCTCGCTGCCGCCGCCTGGACTGCTTTGAGAAATGAGTTGTCCGCGACCGCGGACTGGATTGCGGCAGTGATCGCCGCGCCGTCTGAAGGGTCCAGCCCCTCAACGGAAGACATGAATGGGCTCCAGCCGAGAAGCCGGTTAGGGTCGGCTCCCGCCGTGGATGCGGCTTTGAAGATGGCGAGTTCGCGGGCTGCTTTGGCTGCGTTCTGCTGTGCTTCGGTGGCTGCTCGGGCGAGCGCTTCCGGGTCTGCGGCGGCTTCCTCTTCTCCGAAGCCGAACACTTTCCCAAATCGGGCGGCGAGTTCGGCCTGCGCCTGCTCCGCTGCCGTCTTTGCCTCGGTGCGGTACTTCGCAGCGTCGGCGCGGACATCGATGATGAGCTTCTGCGCCCACTCCGGGAGCTCCTGGACACTGTTCGCGGCGGTAGCCTGCTCGGTCTGGGTGGTTTCCGTTGCCGCCTCGGTGGTGGTTTCGGTGGTTGCGTCTTCGGACATTGACGTGGGCCTCCTGGGTCCATATCGGGTGAACCCGCTCCTGGCGGGACTTAAATGCGAAAGGCCGCCCCGAAGGACGGCCGATCTGTAAAAAATCCGGGCAAAACTTTCAATGTCGCGCGGACATGCAAAGTTACTTTGCGCCTAGGTTCAACTGTTCGCGCCTACTGTTTCGCACGCGCCCGGTCTGCTCAATGAAGTCCCGCATCCGCGCCTGCGCGCGCCGCACCGCGAATTGTGCCTGTGTGCGCATCTCCGGGGTGAACGCCGCCGCCAGCTCACGCTTCGCCGCGCGAATCTCCCGCTCCAGACGACGCTGAGTCTGCGACTCGTCATACCGCTGCTGATCCGTGTCGGCCCACTCACGGGGCGCAGGAATCACAGTCACGCCCGGGATATACCCGACCAACGTGTGACGGCACCTCGGATGAAACAGACCCGCAGCGGTCGCATCAGCGATCGTCGCGTCAGCCCGCGAATCCGGCGCGACCGACAGGACCTTCCCCTGCCACGGCTGACACAACGGGCACGGGTGCCCATCATCCGTCACCGTAAACAGGTCAAGGCCGAGGGATTGCATGCGGTCCAGGTGGGACACGTTGAACGCGCGCTCCGCAGCCGTCCGGGTAGCCATTTCCACATACGCGGACAGTTCCCAATTCCG